CTGCTTTATCGCCTGCCTTGTCCTTGCCAATAACTGCAGTCTTGACAATATCTTCTTGCCTTAGTAGCTCAGTCGATGCCCGGTCACTAAATTTAAGCGCGGCCTGGGTGAGTGTAGGAGACTTAAAGTTGCTTGACCCTTCCCATGGTGAAGACTTGGCGTTTTTCTCTGGTTTTATCAGTGTGCGGCCTACCTCAACGAAACTATTCCACTCTTCCATCGAATCAAGGTCAGCATCAAAACCATTTTTAACATTGGCGCCAACTTCCATTAGCATGTCTTCTTCAAACATATCGGCAATGTTAGCCTTTGTAAGGAATATCGATCTTGTTCCGGTTTCCGTTTCGGTTGTCTTTACATCAAAGTAAGACGACAATAGTTTGACGCCATCTTGTGTGGTTTCTTTTTCTTTTTCTATTATTTCTATTTGTGGATCAGCCATTGTTAATTGCCTTGGTCTATATAATATTTTGGTTGTGGGTCCATTGGTTCTGACAGGTGATCAGGGTTTGCTACATCACGCCATCCCATATCATCAAGCCATCCGATATAAATACCATTAATAGGGCACCTTAACAGCACATTCATTGGTGATGTTTTATCATCGTAACTTGATATACAATTCCACTTTAATAATTCGATCTTGCCTAATATCATCAGTACCCCATCACACCAACGTCGTTAAAATCATCGCATTCATCGTCAAAATCTTCACTTGAGTTTACCACGTATCCGCCTACAAACCCAAGGGCCATGTATTGCTCAGCGTCGGCAGGGTGAGAGTATTTGTTTTTGTCTGGCTTATCTTTAAATTTATCCTCTCCTGATACTTGCATCCGCTTGTATTGATAGCCACCGATTTTTCCTTTTCTAATCATAGGGCATTTACGGCTAACCAGATAACCAGGCTCGCCATCGACTAGTTTGATTATGTATGAGTTAACGGCATCTATACGCTTTGTCGGGTCGTTGGTTGGCGCTGACTCAGTCTCAAATCCCAGGTTTAGCGACTGGATAATGTCACCGTCTTCGTTGTCATCAATATAATCATCGTTAAGGATACCCATTGCGCTTTTGGCTTCTGCTTCGCCGCGACCTTTACCAGCAGGATCGATATAACTGAACGCAACGTCGATGCCGTAAAAATTTCGCTGAAGGAATGGCTTGACTATGTCCCGGGCAAACTGCCTAACTCCCATATCCTCACTAACCAACTCGGCAATCACTCGTAACTGGCCACGCTTAGTTTGCTGGCCAATGATGCACGAAGGAGTTAATCCGCCATCCCAACCAAGGCCAATAGGTAAATCCTCGATAACACCTAGTGGTTTTTCAGGACAGTGTAAACGGTCATTGTATTGTGGGTAGACAGGCTTACCATCTTTAATGGTGCCGTAGTTACCCATAACCATAACGTTTATGTGATCATCAGTATTACCGGCTAGCATGTCGCGATAGTATTTGTACCCACCTGGCAGGAATTTGATATTCTCTGCCTTTGGGTTGTTAATGTATTCGTCACCGTTTTTGATGAATGGCGATGGCCCACGAAAGAAACCGAATATTTCTTTAATTGCCCGCTTGGCTTCGGGTGAGTTATTGGTACGCAAGTGACCATCCTCTGCCAGTTGATACCACCAGTGATCATCTTCTGGCGGGTTGGTATCCATCAACAATGCTTTGCGTGTGCAAGGTTTGGTTTTCTCTGTTCCGTCGGCGTTTAATGATACATTCCCGTCGGCGTCATATTCGCGTGGGGCTTTGTATGTTAGTTTACCTTGCTTGTATACGTCCTGATATCCATCAATCTCAGAAGGGTACCGGCCTATTCTCTCCCTGGCGCCCTTGACTACGGCATAAGGTAATTCGCGGCTTTCATTCATGAATACGCCGGTAACCTCTAATGACAGGAGTTTTTTAACATCATCGGGCCTATCTAGGGCAAGGAATATAAACTTAGCCTCTACCCTTGTTCCGTCGGCTAATGGGTATGCCATGTTGCCGCGCATTGGCTTTAAGGTTACGCCGCACACATCAGGCGGGATCCATTGGACGAATGTTTGCAGGGTTGTGGTTTCTAGCATGTCGTAAGTGTTACGAACTATTGCCCATTTGGTTTTGCGTATACCTTCGCTGTTTGGCTCTTGCAACACTGCTAGTCTGTGCATTTCGTTTATGCATGTCACTGACTTACCGTTACCAACTGGGCCCAAGAAGCCGCGCACAACCTTATCGCATGCGTGAAACTTTGCGCCGGTTGTTGATGCTATGTAGTTAATTGTTGTCATTTAATACAGCCTTACATTCCTTTGTAAATCTGCGGATCTTTTTCGCTTTCTTACCGGTGAAATCAGACTTAACCCCGATACAATAACTAAGTATTTTTTCTATTAAACCCCTCATACAGTTTGAAATATAGCGCCTGTCCACTCTTTGAATTACCAGATAGCGACCAAATGTAATATTATTAGTTTTCATCATAAAGGACGAGTGATTAAGGATTCTAAACAGTTTTTCTTGTGGTTCCGTCCAAGAAATTCTTTCGTTAAAGTTATTAGCCATAACGTAAACAATAAAGTTATAATATGCATACTCCTGTTTGTTCATGTCGTTATTACTCATACTTACCCACCTTTTGAAGTATATCAGCGCCATATTTGATACTTATTTGATGTTTGCTGAATGGTTATGCTGTTATTGTGAATATCTATTTTTGAAACTCGTGTCTAGCATCCTGTATGAGTATCTCTATAGCATCAACAATGGCGTCATCCATAATAGGTGTTATTGCTTTTGAATATCTCCTAGCTTCTCCATCTTCCAGCCAGCGCCATTCAAATACTAAATGCCCAACCATGCTATTGGTTATCGACGGAAAACACTCGTAAGGGTGGGCGCTTTGCATATCTTGAAGTATACCGAGGATATCTTTAATCATCTTTCTTAACTCCAAATTGCATATTAAACGTTACACCTTCACCTGGAACTATCTCTTGCTGGATCTTATCACCGTACTTTTTAGGCTTCATCTTAGATGCTGCCCACTTTCTAGTGTCAACACGCAACCTGCTACGCTGTATAGATTCACCGTTAAGCCTATACCCTTCGTTATCCTCTCCGTTAGACTTCATCCAGTCATTAGTTGCGTTGTCTGCAATATCAACCATATCCTCGACAAAAGCTTCTGCTCTTTCTTCTGTTGCAATCGCGTATTGCGCCCTAAAGTCGTCTTTTTCTCTTAACCATCTAAACACTGTCGTCATAGCTGGTGTGGACTCATCTCGACACACTGACCGCATTGATTCTCCGTTAGCTAACCTTTCACATATGACATCTGCTAGCTCCACTGTGTAATCTGTGGGCCTCCCCTGTATGACCTTTTCTTTAGTCATGCTTACCTCTCTATTTTATTAACAGGCTTTGCTAGCCTATCGTATTCAGCTTTAGTTATTATAACCAATTCACGGCCTTTAATCACCTTACCGTTAGTTTCCAAAAACTCAAGTAAAGCGCCGCCGGTTCTAGCTGACTCTAGTACACTGGCCCTATCTCTAGTTAGAGCGCTTGATTTATATGTTTTCATAGCAACCCACCAAAAATATTACCGATATCCGACTGGCCAGAACCTATTAACATGCCTCTTTGATATTGTGCACTACCCATAGATGCTTGACCAAATAAATCATTGGATTTTCTAGCCCCTAACTGCGCACCCATCCTTGAAGCATTAATCGCCTGCGCCTGAAGCATAGCTAATTGGTTCTGAGAAACCCATGGTATATCAACTCTAAACCTTGAGTTATCCACCTTTTTATCAATAACCATTTTAATCTTGATATGTGGCTTTTTTGCATACATGCTTATATTGCGCTTTGGGTTTAAACCAAAGAATTTAAACTGTTCACTTCTTCTTTTTAACTTATCTTTGTAAAATGCTTCCCTTAGCTTAATCATTTCCTATCCTCTTCTATAACGACCTCAAAAACAATCATGAAGCCGCTACATTCTAAACATTAAATGGCAACTAACCTTCTTCCGTTAGATTTGTCACCGTCGATTAACTCGATTTTAACCCCAAGTGCAAATGCTAATGCCTCTGAAACGTTATCACCTTGCTGAGTGGTTACCTGAACAATACAGCCAACGCCATCAATCTGCATTGCTTTTGTAGATTTCATCCATCCTTCATTGGCACTTGATGCCTTACATATTAACTGGAATGAATCCCCGTTGCCGAATACCTGAATATCTTTAACGTTCTTGCGCGCTCCGATAACGGTTGAATTATGCAAGGTTTTACCCTCACATCCCCCGCCAGCTCTTGATGGTACGTAACTATTGTCAAAAAACGCCTTAGCCACATACCACTTATCATTATGATTATCAGGGTTACGCGCAATCATCCCGCCTAACTCTGGTACGTCTTGGTCGGATACACTTACACCGCTTAAATCTTCACCCGGTACGTATGGGCGCATTGGTTGTACTGCTGGTTTTATATAGTCTTTGTATTCACTCATTTTAATTATCTCTATTGATTGGTTAAAATTCTTTATTTTAATCTTCTATAAACGCATTACTATCAATATCAAATACCCAAACCTTGCCGCCTGAGTTGAAGTCTTTAGTTATTGCGTACTCTACTGCCTCCCTGGCTGACTTACCAAAGTCTAAAGCTGCCATAGCAAAATCACCACCTGACCCAATGCCCTGGTTAAATTGCATCAAACAGCTACGAAACCCACCTTCATCTATGGTTGTAATGTAAACTGCCCTGTCGTCAATAAATAAACCTACGTTATCCAGTCCCTCGCTAGCCGATTCGAGCTCCTTAAAATTATTCATAAAGGTTTCCGTCTCGCCTGCCCTGCCCGCCAAGAACCATTTTAAACCATCCTTTTCCATGTGTTTTATTGCGCTATCAGTTAATATCATCCATCCATTACTTGTTCTGCTATCGAAGGCTATTTGTCTTATGGCAATAAACTATTGTTGTCATTTGTAACCTATTTATTATATGAACTAGTTCATAAAGCATAACATAAAAATAAGCACATTCAACACTTAGTGCGCTTACTGGGTTGTTTTCTCTTACCGCGCAGGGGTGGTGATCTACGAATCATCTTTATTAGCCTTGCTTGCTTCGTACTCTTCGTTTTCTCGACGTATCTTTTTGAAGTTTTCTATGTGCAATCGAATAAGGACAACAACCAAAATAAAACCAGCAATGCCAGCTCCTGCATCTAGCAACCAGCTCCCCCACTCTAACCACCATATCTGAAATATAGAAGGAGCAGCAACCAAGGCGGCAACTTTTGGGTTACTCAGAATCGCTGTTGTCGTCTCTTTTATTCCGTCGCTCATTGGCCCGCCTCTTTTTCGAATAGCGGAAACTCATGATCTTGTTTAAAGCTATCAAAATTAAGAATGCGAACCAGAGCGCGTCCACGAGTTCCTTTAAGTGTGATAGCATCTGTCATTACCCTAGCGCCAAGCAATAGCACTTGCAGAATGGTTATTGTTACAGCGAGTGTATCATATAACACAGGTGAGTAATAATGGACATACATCACTCGACCAATAAAGCACAGTGGTATGAATGCGAATGACAATAGAGCAAATACGCGATATCTATCATATACCAAATAAGCTATGCACGTATTCATCAGTGCCGTTAGGTGATAAAAGTAATCATCTGAAACGCCATTAAACCCAGCAAAACCATCAAGCCCGGCAATAAATAAAACGTAAATTGTGTAAGATATAAATGACACTCTTCCTACTGCTTTGTGATTATAACTAAAGCAAATAAAAAGAAAGAATGCCAAAACAAATAAATTAAACATTAATTATTTGCTAGCATTTTTCTTGGCCTTTTTAGCCTTTTCTCTGGCTTTCTGCGCCGCTGTCGGTGGTGGTGGTCGCTTTCTTCCGTCATTTCCGCCTGGCATATTTTTAATTTCCGTAGTTAGTTAAAGTTTGATTGACATTAATTGTATCACCAATCTGTTTATATTGCATTTCTGCGTTTTTGTATATCATTCCATACGAATTCCAGATACATGCACACACCACCACACATAACACCAGGCCTCGGCAGAATGAGTCGAATAACGGTTCTATCCTTCTTGGTGTGTATGTTTTCATTAGGTGTAACTCCAGCTAACAACGCGATTACTATCAACCTCACGCCAACCCATATGTATAAAGCCAGCACCAACAGCTACGGCAGTGGCACCATGACGACCAGCCAATACCAACAGTTGATTACGCTGCACCACGCCCTTGTAACGAATATCTACAGCTACACAATTCTGATGATCTGCAGGTTTTAACCGGTGTATTTCGTTAGGGTGAAATTTACAACGACCACCAGAGGTTATTGTCATAGGCCCAAAGTCATCACGTACAAGCTGAACCCGATCTAAAACCCATTGCTTAACGCTTCGGTGATCACACTTGTCATGGCCGCATGTGCAAATTAACTTAGGATCTGTTTTTGGTTTGAAGTTTTTAGTTTTTATCATTATTCATTCACCTTGTTTGTTGTCTTGTTGGATGGCTAATAATGATTACTCATTAGTTATAAATTTAGCGGTAGCGATATCGTAAACATGGACCTTTCCGCCAGAATAGCAATCCTTGGTTATCGCATATTCAACAGCTTCTTTTGCTGTGCAGCCAAAATCTAGCGCGGCCAACGCCCAACTATCACCGCTCCCTTGTGCGTAATTATGGTCAGTTATACATTCTGCATAAGTATTATCACTGTCTTTTATTGCCATATAAACACCGCCAACACAATCGCCCTCAGTAATTACAAATATGCATGATACGTCCATATTTTCATTAGCTGAAGTCAGTGGCTTATAGTGTTTTATGAAAGTATCTGCATCGCCAACCCTGCCAGAAATAAACCAAAGTTTATCACCTACCTGTCTATATTTTATAGATTCATCATCAATTATAGTTCCGCTGATTGTGCTGCGGCTATCACATGCTATTTGTTTGTTCTTATGATCATAAACTATTGTTGTCATTATTGAGCCCCTTTTGCTGCTGTTATTTCCGTTTCGGTTGCAAGCCTAAAATCATCAGGGTTTGTTGCATCAAGGTAGCTAAATGGTTGAGGGTGATCTGTGTCGTAATCAAACACTGGCGAACAACCCTTTTTATTACCTACACCAAAAACCCAATCACCTTCTTTGAACTTTTCTTTAACTTCTTTATATTTATTTTGCATTTTACGCCCTTAATTGTTTATTACCCCCTTAGGGGTGTTATAGATAGCTAAAGCCTGATCAATGCCGTCCCTGGCTTACCCGACTACCCTTTTACATCTTTTATAATCTGGTGTATGGCTGCTGCCTTTGGTGATACTAAGTCACCGGCGTTAAACATAAACAAAACAAACGCCACAATACACAAAACGATCCTTAACGCAAAAGCTCCTTCATCATCCATAAACTCAGGCTTTTTAAACTTTAACGCAAGCGTAGCCAACAACACAGCTGCGACTAAATACACCAGCGATACCCATACAAAATAATGCGTGTATTCAGTTAGAGCAACACTAGCACTTGAGCTTAAAGCTTCTATTAATTTATTTGCAATTTGTTCATTCATTTTATTTACCCTTTATTTAAAGTTAATGGTCACTAGATAGGCCTTAGGATGAACCCTGTACTATCTTTGTTTTATTCTCACGTTATACAATTAATTATATCAGTTAATCTTCTTCATCAACCCAATCATCAGGATCAACAAGGTTTGTGTATTTTTCTATTTTTCCATCGCCGCCGACATTAAAAATTATATAGTCACCATATCCGATGTCACCATGACACAACCCATTAGGCACATAGTTATTATCAATTGAAGCAAGGATATCCATATTCTTATCTAATAAATAATAACTGCCTGTATCGCAAATCTTAAAATAAAACTTAGCGACCATGTCATCTGGCCAAGCAACAACAGTACCATTGTCTATGTCAATCACGGGTGCCCAGAAATCACCACACCTAAAAGGCACTTTAGATCCTGACTCGTCAATTTTCCCGTTTATTTCTGCACCAGACCAGCGACGAACATTTGCAGAAACTCTTAGGAATCTAGCTTCGCATTCTTTTTTTTCTGTTAATTCTATTTTCATTGTTGAACCCTTAAATTTATTGAATAGTTATCATATGACCGTTACTTCAAGGAGGCAGTCCCTTTAATAATCTCTTGCTCAGTAATGCATAACAGTAATCAGTTAGCCTATTTACTCCTTGTTGGTGGCTCAGACCAATATACCTTGAAGAACGATCTGTTTATCCGCGGTCAAACGTAATCATGCATTAATTTGTACGATATTTGCTAATTTAAACTCAGCTGGTTTGCGGTTGTTTTACGATAATGCCGGGAATATCGGCAGTTTGATAAGTCTGTTTAGTTGAATGAGTTAGCTGGATAACCTTTACCAAGGTTAGAAGCCGTGGTTTCAACGGATTAAAGGCTGACGCCAACATCTATTTTCTACTAACTCATTCACTAAACAGACTGTTAGTGTGTATTGGTCTGAGCACTGGGACTCGAACCCAGACGGTAAGCTTGTCAATTGCTGCCTACCAAGCCAACGGTTGCGACCCGTACACTGCGGCTACCAATTACGCCATACTCAGAACAATACACACTAGAGGGCTGTTGAAAGGGGTTGTGCCTGGCGGTTACTTCTAAACCGCAGTTTTTTGTAATATTATAAGCTACGCACATTACAAGCACAAAAAAAGGCTAATTGTATAAAGCCCTAAACATTTCAGGATGGTAGAAAACGGTGGAGTTTTTAAACCCTACGCGCCTAAGACCTTATACAAATAACCTTTAATGTTTTCTACCGTTTCAACAGTCTCCACAAACTGCATTTTACCCCTGTATCTTAGCTTATATGGTGCTAAGATTCAAGTTTAACCCGATTGTTCCATGCATCTACCGCTTCCTTCTCAGGTTTATCAAACCCAATACACGGACCATCTGCCTCACAATCATTACAAGTAACCCATCCGTTTGAACCTCCTGAGTCACCACCTATAGATACGCGTGCTTCACCACCACAAAAAGGACATGATTTTAACTTGCTCATAACTCACCCTTAATTAATTGATTTGCATGTAACTAATCGATGTAAGATTTAGCAACTAACTCACACTCATTGCCCTGGTTATCGTAAAATTTAATAAATCCGGTTTTAGTTGCCCTTACGCTAAACTTAGCCTTTTGAGTTTCCACCGAAATAATCACAGCGCCTTTTTTATCTTCGCAAGTTCGTGTCACAGATATGGCGACGAAATTAAATCCAAACTCTGTTGTTTTACTCATGATCTCACCTGTTTAACCCGTAACTGACCAGCGTTAATTCATCGAATTAAAAACACATAATCCTTAATATCTGTTTTTATCCAGCCAACAAACTTACCGCGGTAAACCTCTAATTGCTGATCCTTTTCAATCGCTTTTTTTAGTTTTGGAAATGAATTAATCATGTTGTTACCTTGTTTAGTCGTTATTTCTAACGACTGCTTGCTGGTTAATATAGATTGTCAGCATGTTTCTCAGCCAATTGTTTAGCTTTACCTACCTGATCTAAATTATCAACACTACTTATAGATAGTAGCTCTTGAATCTCCTTAAATTCAGTTTCAAAGAAGTTAATTACATCTGTCAATTTGTCATGCTGTTCGTCTTCAAACATATCTAAAATATCTTGCCTTTTCATTGCCATTCCTTTTTTTATTACAGTTTAAATTGTTGACGCCTGTTTGGTGCGAGATATTCACCCCGCCGCTAGAAACACAAATGAAATATTTGTTAGTTGGGTTCGCGGCGCTTTTCCTCGTTGAGTTGTCTTAGGCGCCAACAATTTAAACTGCTGTTGTTTGCCGGTTGCCCGGCGTTAGATTAATAGTTAATTGTCGCTTTGGGCAGTACGCCCTTGGCCAGTAGGTTAACAACCTTACGCCCATGCTCATCACTCAAGCCATGTTCAACAAGAACGCTAAGTATTGCATTGTGTGCATCCTTTTGGTTTTGTGCATCTGCTGCACGATGTGCATTTTCAAGCTCAAGCTTCTGTCGCTCGTCTTCCTGGCGTTGAATTTCTTGGTTCTTGGCGCGCTCTGCTGCTTGATCCTCCCTTGCTTGCTGTTCTGTCTTTAGAGTTTCAGACTCAACCTTTGCGTCCAATGCTCTTTTGTCAAATTCGGAATCAAATTTATCATTCATCAGCAATGCAAATTCGTGATCAGCTTCAAGCTTTACGGTATCCTCAATGGCTTTCTTTCGCGCCTTTTCTTCAGCCAACACCTTTGCTCGCTCTGTGTTGTATTCGTCAATCAATAGCGTAAATGGCTTGTTTGCAGCGACCAACCGATCAGTTATAGACTTGGCTTCGTTACTAACATCGCTTTTGTATTTAGCTGACTTGTCTATGCGCGCACGGTCGACCTTTTTTATTAGATCGCTTATCTTCTTTGATCCGTCCTTCACGTACTTTCGTTCAGGTGCGTTATTCATATCGACATAAAGCCCTTTGTAACTGGCCGCTTCAACTTCCAGTACTGAAAGGTGATCTTCTGTCGTTAAATCTTTAAATAGTACAACTTCCATTAGTAACCCTCTTTGATAAATAATTGTATTTTTGTTTTGTAAACCGAGTCCGTTATTTGGTCCAGGATTTTCACATCTTCCTTACCAGCATTAATCCAGGTCATATCCGTATCATTTGGTGCTGACTTATTGAATTCATCATTCATCATTTGAACGTATTTATGATCATCAAATAACCCCATGAATACATCAGCATTAAATCCAAGCTTACTTAATGCCTTTGTCAGCGCGTCAGTTTCTACCTTTTTGGCAAAGTCGGCATCTGGCTTAGTCTGCGCTCCATCTTTGTATGCGCTAATTGATGACGTTATTGGAAACTCACCGTTAGGAAAGTAAAACACGCCATTAAAAACAACTATTCCAGTCTTTTCTAGCATGCTGTAATCAAATTCTGCGACCTTAAAACCCCACTTTGAACCATAGGATCCAAACTGTTCAGTAGCATTCTTAATTTGCTGCTGTGGAGCTATGGCAGTTATCTTATTTCCTCTGACGTTGGCGGATTTTGTGTGAGCCGGGTTTGTCTTTTCGACCTTGTTCCACAACTCTAAGTTATTTGACATCTAAATGATCCAACTCTTGTGATTTAAGCCATTCAATCGCGTAATGTTCCGGTGAGGTTAACTCGTCACCTTTAAACTCTTTGTGAACCTTATCCTCTTTACCGTTTGAGTCGTCAAAGATTGTTATTACTATCGATCTACCTTTCATGATTTTCTACCCCCCTTGCTTGCTCTTGCTCATGCGCCCTTGGTGCTGTGTAAACATCATTAGCATGAGTCCCGCCCAATGTTTCTCCTGACATGTACCTGAGTACAGATTCAAGACCGTTTAACATTTGCATTAGCTGAAATGAGACATTAATAAATGCAAACAACTTGAAGTGGTCATATTTATTAGTTAAATCCAGAAGTCTTAAATCACCAGTTAAACGACCTTGGCATTCTTTGACGTCAACTATGGCAGTCTCGCAATCTTCCTTGCTTGCAAATGTAGGAATATTTGGAGCCATCCACGTTGGTGTTAAATTGTACTTTATCTTGCCCATACCGCTTACCCCTTTACCCTATATTTAAACTCGTCAAACTGTTCTTTTGTCAATTCAAGAACAACGTTAAAATCTTCTGTTGTGCAACTTACTGCGTGAGTATTAAAACCAAGCGCTTCAGGATTTACTTTATATGTAGTAATTTCAAGGCAACGAAGAACACCTAAAAAAATACTCCAAGCAGTAGCGCCTTCATTTCGACTCAAACCCATCATAAAAACGTCTAACTCGTTAAATTTATGGAATTTACTTACGTTCATAATTAACCCTTTCTATTTGATAGGCACCCACGCCCACACTGATTTAATATTCTGCAACAAAGGCTAGCTTTCAATTGATTATTGCAAGTGAAGCCGGAAACCTCGACTAGCTTACCGTCACGCATAACCATTTCATAAACGTTCGGCTTTCCTGTTTTGCTATAGTAACGATTCATGATGCTGCTCCGTTGTTGCTCTACTACTGACTAAACCCCAACCTAGGTGATTAGTGACTGTTTTTCCAGACGTAAATAATCACTTACGTATTGATCTGCCCAGTCTGACGCGTTACCGGCGGCGGAGTGACACTTGTTATTGTGATGAATGGCTGAGTAGAGGGCAGATTTAGCTGCTTGGCTAGCAGATCTCAACTGATCACTATGGATGATTGAGAACGAACAAGTAGCTTTAAAAGAGTTTTCTTTAAGCTGCTCGACACTTACGCTGGTTTTCTCATTTAGCCACTTTATAACCAGAGATACAGTTTGGCTTTCCGTTAGTTTATCTGTCATTTTTCTTCTCTTTAGTTACTGCGTTGTTAGCGCCCTTGTACTGGCTAACCCGCAATCAAGCGGGTCGGTTATGGCATGTTATTATTAACTATTCTTTGCGTTATACACCCGTATATACTTCCCTTTTGACATTGAAACATACTTACCTAACTTTAAAAGACGAGCAGTTTTTACTTGTTTGATTTTTCTTGCTGGCTGATTTTTGTTTGATAATGTGATTGCGAATGATAAAAGCCCTTGAGCAATATTTTTTTCGTAAGTCATTTCGTTAATCTCTCTGGTTGTTTAGTTGCTGCGTTTCGATGAGTTTATATTAATTGATACATTGAGATTGTGCAAGTATATTTGCATATTTATTTAATGCATTTGTTTATGCCCCTTTTACTTGCTTTATATAGGTGTTTAATTTATTATTATGGCTCTTGTGAATGGTTATATTAAATTGCACTGGCAATACCAGTAAGTAAATCAACTGAGGATATAGAAATGTAAACAAGGACTAAAGACCCTACCAACAAACTGCTTAATTGCGGCTTTTTGGGTATTAAATATAAATAAGGTGTGAATATGTCAGAAAAAGTTAAGAGCGTTAATTTACGGGTTAGCATGGATACAAAGGAAAAGCTTGTTGCTCTATCCAAGGTTAGAAAGAAAGCTGAAAGGCTGGACGCATCACAGAAAAACATTATCAAGGGGCTAGTCGATGCTGCACATAAAAAAGAGGTCGAGAATGCTAAATCTATTTAATAAGCACAAGAACAACTTATACATGGGCTTTGTATTTATTATTGTTTTATGCGCCGAGTCTTTCGTTAATTTATTGCAAGGGGCGCTGTGATGAGCAAGTTAACAGACAATCAGATAATAGAAACCATAAAAGCTTGTTCTGGGGTTCACTCAATCGCTTGGGCAAAGGAAACAAATTGCACTGACGATCAGGTTTTTTGTGAGCATAACGGAACATCCACAGGTAAAATTTCCAACGCGTTTGATTTAGATATAAACAATACCCGAAAGATACTAAACAAGCTAGCTGAACGAGGACTGATACGAAAAAGCAAGGATAATGGCGGCAAACAATGTTTGTGGTGGCCTGTTGGGTATTTGGCCGAACTTAAAGGGGGTTTGTGATGAGCGCTCTTGTATACACAGGACAAGTGTTAGAATTTACATACCCGTTTCATGATCAGTTCGTTGATATGTGGCAGGGCAAAAAGCAAACAATGCTTACGCCTGGTTGCCATAAATCAGAAGAGGATGACGGGAGCGGATACGGAACATCAATATACTGGACGGCAAATTGTGAAGGTAAAATTGTTTTTGAAGTTTTATCAATAGCCGAAATGCCCGGTAAATATATGGACCGTGTAATTGTTAAAAAACATTACTTAAAGCCTTGCGGTGAAAAATTAAGTCGGGGCGATGTAGTTATGATGACCGATGGCAAATTGAAACGGTATATAGATGATCAAACAGTCTTTCCTTGGGAGTATGAAGTTGATGAAAGTTTCACGGCAGATAAGCCCACCTATCAATCACACTTTTAATTGCAGTTAAGGAGTAACAAAATAATGAAACATAACATAGTTGAATTTGACGGTTCAAATTACCAAGCACAGCCAGTTAATCGGGATGTTCATTGCTGCCATGATTGTGATTTTTATGACCACCAAGTCGAATCATGCATTAATCGTCGTGCACCATGCATGCCGCGTGAACGAGAAGACGGCACAGATGTTATTTACAAGATAATACCAGTTAAGGAATTATAATGACCAACATGATTGATGGCTTAAAAGCAATTGTTAGAAATAACGAATACAATCCCCTGTCATCAAAAGAGAAAACAAAACGGTTACTTTCTTATGACGCAGAAAAAAGAAGAGGGGCAATACTGGATATAATTTCATCGTCATTCAAATCCTGCAAGGAAATAAGCGAGGAATGTGATTTTGCATTATGCACCATAAATAAAGATTTACGTTATATGCTTGATAACAATATCGTTGAACATAAAATTATGAAGGTTAAAATGAAAATAAACCGTAACATAGACTTTTACAAGAAAATTAATCGTTAAATATAATAACCTGGGTAAAACAAAGCCAGTCATCACGCTGGCTTTTTAATGCGCTCTAAACGCCAATGTAAGCATAGTGAATAAAGCAAGCTATGCATCCTATAAACGTTATGACTTTACAGGCAGTAATGAAACGACAAGCTTGTTTATACGCTTCAAATAACTCGTTGTAACTTTGCACCCTCACAAATCTAAATGAACCCGCGTCTTTTTTTGTGCATCGATCCATATTGTCGGCGCTTGTTGGTCGCCATACTTCTATATTATCGAATTCGTCTGTTGTTTTCATTTTTGTTATACCCTCTTAACTGTTATAAATAAATGTGGCGACCAACCAATGAATGTCTAATTTTTTTCATTGATTCAATAAGAGTAAAAGCATCTTCGCTATTGTTAAAGCTGACCTCTCGATTACCCTTGGCGCATACCCTTTTATCGTTAACGGAAGATATTGACCATTCATACATAGGGATAGTGTAGTAATCGTTGATATGGTGGATTATTGCCAGGTTTACCCCGGATTTTTCGCAATCTGTTACATAACCAAGTATTTCTGTAACGCTACCTATATCTGCAGCCTGGCATATATGAGTAAAATTTGCATTGTGCATCTGCTTAACCAGAGACTTTGTTAACTTTCTCTTTGTTGTGATTATTTCTATCTTCATTGTTCTTACCCCTGTTATTAAATAGCGATTATTGACAACACTGTCCAGTCATCTTGTAGGCCATAACTACCCGTTGGTAATTTATAAGTAACCCTTACTCGCAAATCAAACCCCGTGTAAAGCAATGGCTTACCTGCTGCCCGTTGCAGTTTCCTGACGCTATTAACGCTAACAGTGTAGCCAGAAAGCTCCCTTGAATTATCGTCAAGAGTTTCTATTACGTGGCTTATCAAGTCACCCTCATTTATATTCATCCACTTCAATTCTTCATCTGAAACTGTTATTTCAATATTCATCTGTAAACTCTTAATTAATTTTAAAAATAGGTCTCTTATTGACCGTAACTGCAAGGATGGAGTCCCTAACCAGTAATCTCATATTCAATAATACATAACAGTAATCAAGCATCAATTCACATCCAATGTTGGCAGATCAAACCATATACCTTGCAGAAAACTTGTTTATCGCGGTCTAACGTCATTATGTATTAAGATAAAACTTATTTGCTACTTTAAAAACTTAGCTAGTTATGCGGTTTGTTTACGATAGCGCCGGGAATATCGGCTATTTGGAGAGGAATTAAGGCAATAAAAAAGGTAAAGTGAGTATCTCTGTTCGAAGCGGATTAATTAGATTAACCCCAGAAATACTTACTTTACCTTATCAATTATCTGGGCTTCGACTCCAAACAACAAGGTTATTATCTGTTATTTAGGCAGAAGTTGCAAGCTGATTTCCCACCTTGACGTTATATGCTTTCTTCTTTCCATCCGGTGTATCTGAAAAATATAACTGTTCAGCAAATTGGTTTCCAGCTACCGATACGATAACCATCCAATGATTAGGCAACCCACAATCATCACCGGAATACTCCTGATAGTTAACGCTTCTAACTTCGGTTATTTGGCCGTCTTTGAATTTAGGCTGTTGACTGTTAAAGCACATAAGTGCAACCTCTGCTTTAGCCTCTTTACCGGCTGCGCGATCATATTCTTCCTTACCATCGTTTTCGGGGAAAAATATATCAATGCATTTTCCGTTAAATTCAGCCTTGTAAATCCAACCACTACCAACCGGTTTTGTAAGCCCTATCAATTCAAGCGCGCCAATTAATCCGTCAACGTCTATCCTAGGCACCTGTCTAATCCTGTAAAACAATATATCAAGGTCTTTGCGTCGGCCAACCTTATACAGCACACCGCCAGTTAATGCTACGTGGCAACCGTACAGTGGCGCTATTGCTTCTATTTTGACTATTAACGCTATTGCGTCATCCATACCCCAAGTGTTCATCATTCGCCCTCTTTTGTAGCTAACTGTTATTGTAAATTTCTTGTGACTTTTTCTTGATCGACGTATCTATCCATTGCTTTAGCCGATTTAGGTACAGGGAAGGAGCGTCCATTTCAATCTCGGTAGCTGGTAACACTGGCCACCCCATTAGTTGGGCTCGCTTCTCCTTCCACTGCCTAACATGCCAGCGCTGCATCTGGCCGTGTTTAGTCAAGAATGGAACAAATTCCTTTACGGCCTCTGTAATGCAGTCAGCCATAAGTCCATGCTCCTTGTAATGGTACGCACAACTGCAATTATCAGCTTTAATTGTCGTAGGTAACGGACAACCAGCATGTGAGCAGTTCGGCCACTCAGCGGCTCGTGCATACTCTTTGTTTTTGTTGCTGCCTTGATTCTTCAACCCCTTAACAAGATCTTCTGCGTAACTCATTTAATCCACCTTTCATTGTTCAGGTAGGTTGTTAAGTGCAAGGTGTCAAAACCTGGCTCTGATGCGCTTTTCTTAATGTCAGCAATAAACATTTCGGTTAATGTTTGGCATGTTTCATCTGTGTCACCGGCCAACATTGATTTGAATTTTAATAGTGCTTTAGGTTTTGCGCCCTTCTTGCCTTTGGCATCCCATAGAAAACCAAATTGTTCTTCTATGTTGCCCGGGTATGTTTTAGGCTTAGAACGCGCGACCTTTGTTTTTGGTGCGCCTGCATCGCTTGTACAGTACTTTTTAACCATCCTTTCAATTAAATAACTGCACGTTCTGTCATGGTTCATCATCAGAGAATTTAAAGAATATGTAGACTCATCGCTTAATGTTAATAGAAAGCCATTATCAGAAAGAAACTTATCCATTATCTTGTCTAAGTACATGCTAGTACTGCTGTAACCTTCTAATAGCGCCTTTTCTGCTAGTCTTTTTACGTTGCCTTCTTTCAAATTATAACTTGTAACTTTTTTCATAATATCTCCACATATTTTTAGTTGCTTGCTTTAGTATTGATGCGTAAACAAACCCATCGGATATGCTTATTTTTAGCTTTCTTGGTTTTCTTCTTCTGGTTATCGTGTTGTTCTTACCGTTTTTGTCGTTGATTGTATAAATACCAAACAGGCAGTGTATTTTTGGCGCGGCCTTTTCGTAAATGCTTTCGGGAATTAAATAAGAGAAATAATTTACGAAATATTCGCCTTTTAATAATTGGTTTATCTTTGTAGATTTAAATTGCTCCTGCCCCAGGTCGTGAAGGCTTCTTTTAACCTCGATTTCATAGACATGTAAATTATCGTCTACACATATTATGTCAGCCTCACACTTCCTATCAAATTCATACTTTTCTGATGGGTAGTAATAGTTAGGGCAAGTGCCAATGCCCCTAGCTATAGCGTACCTAGAAAAGCACAGTGTCATCCGCTCTGTTTGCTTTGACTTTTTACTTCTACCCATTGATAAACCTTAATTAATAACACTTGTTATATCTTAGTAAAACTTATTAAGTATGTCAATGTTTATTAGCAAGTCAAATAGGTGATCACTTGGATTTATATTCACCCATAAAAAAGCCGCCATGAATAAGGGCGGCTAGTGTTTACCTTTGGTGGTGTTTAGAAAGGAATCCTATCCCGCTTAGATTTAGCCGCACTATCACGCCATTGCTTTTGCTGCTTAATTGTCGGGCGGCTGTATGCTTCGAACCAGTCACCTTCCTTGTAAGGGTAGGGGTTTTTATAAACCCAACCTTCAAATTGATCAATAGGCTCAAGACCGTAAATTTCATATAGGTCGCGGTGGCATTGCTCAGCGTCCCACGGATCTAATTGCCAAAACCAATTGTTATTAGGTAGCTTTGCCCGCCTTGCTTTTATTAGGTGGTATCCGTCACGCTGTACGTGCTCACCACCTTCGCAAGTATCTGTTATCCAGTATAGTTTGACCCAACATGTCCGGTATAGCTTAGGTAGGTCCATCTTAATTCCTTACCGGAAAATTAACCGGATCAGCATCTGTAAATATAAAGTTAAAATCTCCGTCAATAAAGTAAGCCCACTTGTTAAAGTCGAAATCTTCCTCTAAGTATCCACTGCCCCAATACAACTCGGGTGGCTCGCCTAATATCTCGCCGTTTTCGTCCCTGCTAAAACTGACAAAAATAGATAAGCCTAAGTCTTCGTGCCAATCGCCTGAGGGTTTTAGCTTCATGATTATACGACCTTATTAGTCTGGTTGGTGAATAGCTCAAGCTTATCGTGATCATTGCCCTTTGTTACCCTAACAAAGTGAAACTCTCCTGATTCGTCGCCCATGTACTTTCTGACCGTGTTTCTGTTGACACCCAACTCACGAGTTAAAAAAGTTTGGTTTTGACGAAAAAGCCTTGTGTTCAGTAAATCTGCAATAGTAGTGGTTACCATTTTTTACGCCTTGTTTAATTAATCTATAAACATTTTATGACTATTTACTAGACATTGCAAGTTTTTTGTTTATACTTGTTGGCAGTTAAACAAATCAACCAAACCAAAGGAAAGCAATAATGAAATTAGATGTTAACGAAATAGAAATAAACGGCGAAGTGTATATTAAGAAATCAGGCATTAAGAGCGTCGACCAACCTAAAGGTGACTACGTTGTTATTCGCACATATAGCGCAGGCGTTCATGCAGGATACCTAAAATCAAGAGAAGGAAAAGAGGTTGTTCTAACTAATTCGCGCCGCCTATGGTACTGGAAAGGTGCAGCTTCACTATCTCAGGTAGCTGGTTCTGGAATAGCAAATATAGACGCTTGTAAATTCCCCGCTGCAATTGCTGAAATAACACTATTAGAAGTTATTGAAGTGATCCCTTGCACTGATAATGCCAAGAAAATAATAGAAGGTGCAAAAGAATGGATCGAAAAATAAGCGACCGAGATAAAAGAGGCGATGGCTCTGGCTCTGGCTCTGGCTATGGCTCTGGCTCTGGCTATGGCTCTGGCTCTGGCTATGGCTCTGGCTCTGGCTATGGCTCTGGCTATGGCTATGGCTCTGGCGATGGCTATGGCTCTGGCTCTGGCTATGGCTCTGGCTCTGGCGATGGCTCTGGCTCTGGCTCTGGCGATGGCTCTGGCTCTGGCTCTGGCTCTGGCTATGGCTCTGGCTCTGGCTAACCAGCAATAACTAATTAATTAAATCATGCGACCTATAGGGTCGCAATAAACAAGGCAGAGTAATAATAATGGAAAATGATTTATGGAGAACGCCGACAGAAGTATTCAACACACTTGATCTTGAGTTTAACTTTTATGCTGACATGGCTGCAACTGAACATAATGCGCTGTGTAGGGTGTTTTTTAATGAGGCAGATGACAGTTTAAGTTTTGACTGGGCTGAAAGACTAAGTTCTCAATACCCAACTGATAAAAATAAATATGTTTGGCTAAACCCTCCTTATTCAAATCCCATGCCGTGGGTTAAACAAGTTATTAAGGCGCAATTAAATGGTCTTGGCACTGTCATGCTTCTTAACTCTGACACTAGCGTTGGATGGTTTGCTGAGGCACTTAAGGGCGTTAGCGAAATACGAAACTTGATCGGCGAGGCCAAAGAATTTGGTACCGGATACCATAGCGGGAGATTGGCATTCTTAAATGACCTGGGTGAGCCGGTTAGCGGGAATAGTAAACCGCAATGTGTGCTTGTATTCAATCCGTTTAAAATCGGTGAGCAGGTTACAACATACGTTAAGCGTTCAGAGTTTTATAAATAGCGCGCATAAAAAAGCCGCTAGGGGTGAGTTAGCGGCTTTCAACAAGGATAATAACAAAGGGTAAAGAGTGCAACAAGGGTGTTCGTGTATTCGACATAGGGTGATATTAGCCCATTATTGTTTACCGGTCAATCTATGATTCTTCTCGCTGCTCGATCTGGTTGTGCCGTACCCTTCTTGATGTTTTATTGCCGACATTTCGTAACACTGCGAAGCCTCTAATTCAGTATGAAAAAGCCCTAAATGAATCGCCTTACCTCTTATCGTTATTCTTGCTCTGAATCTTGATTTTGACTTCATAAAATCAACGCCTTTACTTTTATATATTGAGTTCTTTTTGGATGTTGTATTGCATTGATTTTGAAACTTGTCGCATGACCTGAGATTTACTAAGGAATTGTTATCCTTAACCCTATCTACGTGGTCGATTTCGCAAATAGGCCACTCACCATAAGAGTAAAGCCAAGCAAGTCTGTGCGCGTAATATTTTTTAGATAAAACCCTTATCGATACATACCCAGAAGTTGACTTGTATCCTGCCACATCACCTACCTTCACCTTTCCACAAATAGACTTTTCTCTTGTGAATTCACCAGTGATCTCGTTGTATTTCAAGTGCTCTTTTAGTGTTTTTGAGTTAACATTGTAACCTCGTTAGTGGTCAGTCGTTACTGAATGGTTTTGCGCCAATCAAGGTAACGAATCTTGACTTTCACCCGCTAAAGCTAGGCGCAACTTATTGTATCACCTTTTTATCTTTTCATCATTTCTGTTTTTATCTGACTGCTTCTGGTGCTCCCATACCAAAAACCCATCGAGTTAGACCACTCTTTTACCACCACACCTAAAAGCATAAATAAAACCTCCCTGGCTCCCGTTGGTGGCTCAAAAGAGAATAATGATACGACTATGCCAATTATAAACATAGTCATCATAACAGACAGTACAGCAGGCATTTTTGAGTGTTTATGCTCTGCCCTGGCGCTTTGCTTATCTTCTGCCTCGATCTTGAATACGTCAACGCCCAGGCTGGCCATGTGCTTTTTAAAATCTAAGTCCATAGCTTTAAGTTCGGTTAGTTGATCGGGGCTTGCACCAAGTACAGCCGATTCAATTTGTTCTATGCTGGCGCTTTCGTCACCAAGTAAATTGGCCGCTATGAACTTGGTTGCTGCACCAGCTAGTGGGCCGCCTATTGCTGTAGCCAATGCAGGTGCTATTGATCCTAGAGTTTTCAGCCAATCCATATTGTGATACTCGCTATTTGTTTGAGGGTTAATTGTACACTGTTTTAAATAAATGATAAATACCACTCATTAACACTTGACTAGTTGACAGTTGATGGGTACTATTAACTTTCCAGTAAAGAAGTGTTTAGGAATTTATAACGTCAAGCAACCGAGGATATAACAATGCAATAGGCGAATAAAGAGCGCCCTGGTTAAGCCCCTTTGACGGGGCTTAGTTGGTAGTATTATCAAATAAGGAAAGGCATGCTAAATTTATTATTCAGTCAATTATCTAATTCAGAAAATCAACACCAAGCAATATCATCAGGCGCTTGCTTAATCGTTAAGAAGAACCAGGCGCGAAAGTCAGAAGTTGAATGCCTATTGATCAACGTAACAGGATTAACACCTGAGTCAATAAACGACATTGCTCAGGCATCAGTAAAGGCCGTAAGCGCGGCAAAGGGTGAGTGAGAAAATACAAGATTTATGTTTTTACCGCGCTACAGACCGTACTTTATGGCATTGCAAAGTAACACATAAGTGCATTTACCTTGTCAAAACTCTTAAGTTTTAGCAAGATTGATGTTTGTTAAATATCATCAACAATTTACGATTTGATTTGGTGTGACACAAGGCACAAATCATTAATTAACTATAATCATTCTGTCATGTAAATTGTCAGAATAACCGAGTCTCACAAGGTAATTAATCAACAACCGACATAATCAATCAAGGTTATGCCATAAGGGGAATAGAAAGTGAATGAACTTACATCAAGTGAAAAAATAATTAAAAATGCAAAAATCATAATGAAGTGTTCTGGTGTAGATTGTGAAGACCTAAGCGAAGAACGTGCGCTAAAGGTTCTTAGTGTGGCAACTGGTGTTGTTCGGCACTTTAATCCTATTAGCATATTAACCTCTGATGGCTCAGTTGTTGGTACCATTAAAAGAGACTCGTTTTTACAGGCTCAATTAGCGATTTTAATTAGATAAGAGGAATGACAATGACGACAATATATGAAGTGTGGATCAAGGAAGTTTACCGGGTAATTATCTTAAGGTTTAAAGGCAATGATGTTAATTATTTTAAGGAAAAGACTGATTGGCGTAGGCATTACGATAACAGATTGAGTGCACATGAAGCGGTGACGATCTCTTGTGGCTGCTAATAAGCCGCCGATGAAAAACTTCGCTTTGTCACTAACGTCAAAGCGAGAGTTTGACGAAATCATTAATAAACTGTTATCCGAGAATCCTAGCCAGGCTCTGTACGTCAATATAACCGAGAAGAAAAAGAAACGCTCACTATCTGCTAATGCGCAACAATTTCTCTGGTATGGGCAGATTAGCGAGTTCTCAGCTACCGATATAAAGACATGCGAGGCTGAATGTAAAATCGATTTTGGATTGCCGATTATATTGTCAGATCCAGAGGTTGGCCGGGTCATTGGTTACGCGCTTGAGAATGCGAAGTTTTTTAGCATGCAGAGAGAGCAGCAAGTTAAATTCATTCAGATTATTCAAATTACCAGTCTAATGAACACGAAGCAGCACAATCAGTACCGTGAAAACATTTTGTATTTTTGGAATCAGGCCGGTTTAAATATAGGGTATAAGGATTGGTAATGGATGTAATAAATTATTTAAAGGCTGTCGACTATGATTATTTACCTTGCGCTAAGGGTGATGGTGTTACAGATGATAAATGGGTTATACAGCAAAGGCTTTATGCTGGTTTAGAATGCCTTAAATCTACAGTTGGCAGTTGCTACCTTTTAAATAAACCTGTCGTACTTAGAGATAAACAATCATTAAAAGTAAATAAATAATATGAATGATGAATTTAATTTATGGTACAAAAGGCTAGAAGTTTATTTTGAAAATCGAGACGTTGATTGGAATGAAGGCCCATATGACTGGTGTTCTAAAGAAGAATGGAAAGTTCACTTTGATAATCAGTTAACGCCTAACCAAGCATATATAGAGGAATGTTAAATAATGTCAATACATAAACTTGATAATGGAACGTGTGTTATTGGTGCTAGCGGTATATGGCTTGCTGGTTGCTATGAGGACGAAAGAGCGGCTAGGTTTGCTTTTAGGGTTTCAGATGATACAAAGGTCACTTTAAGGGATGCAGCAATAGCTAGAGGTGATGGGGTTATTACATGGAGAGATATTAGCGATATCCGGAGGAGGCTGAATAATGAAAGAATACATACGAAAATTTAGGAAAAGCAGCGGTGTAATGCAAATGAACGCGATTGATTTTTACAAAGAGAATGGAAAAATAATAGAGCATTCTTGGGAAAATGGCGGAGAGAGTAAAAAAGAAGTTGACAAAGTTCCTGATGAAATTGAAGGGTATAAGGTTATAAGATGAATGACATAAATAAACTTAAAAATTTATTAACAGAATTTAATGTTGAGTATACAGTTAATAAGCATAGATCTCACCAACTAGCATCCAAAAAAGAGACACATATTGAGTGCTTATCTAATGATAAAAACGTTAGTGGTTATGAGTATTTTTATACAGCGTTTGCGTTCGATGAAAATGGTAAGTTTCTTTATATGGGAGCATGGGAATGACTATACCAAAACACCCAGTTAGATACGACAAGTCAGACGAAAGCCTTATTGATGCTGATAACAATTTACTTTTACAAATTGCATTTGAAACAAACAGAGAATATCACGACACTGTGTGTATTGACTTAGGTTACATAGAAAAAGCAATCAATTTCTACGAAGAAAACAAGCATGCAATTAATAAAGAGGATTAGTAATGGCAATGAAGAAAGCGAATGCAGTACAAAAGAAATGGATGGACGACATAACTGAATGGGCTTATGACTACATGAGGTTTCTATATGGAACATATTGGAAATCTGGTGAGTTTCAGCGTCATCATGTAGTTGGCAGGAGCGCAAAACAGAACAAAGTACCAATCGGTCATTATTTTATCTTGCCAGTGCCTTTTAAGCTACACGACGTGAGCAGCGATCATCCGCTTAATGTAACTCATAGAAAAAAAGCTTTCACGGCTAAATTTGGAATGCAGCGCGACTTGTTTGCTACTATGTATCATTCAATGATGGAGCAAGGTTATAAAGTTCCGTCTATTGAGGTTTTTAACGCGATCATGAGTACCTACGAATGAGTTTTAGGCGCGCCGCAAAGGTCGATGACAACCAGGGCGAGATAGTTAAGTTGTTTCGCAAGCTTGGTTGGACTGTTTTGATTATCAGCCAGTTAAAAAACTGCTGCGATATAATTGTTAGTAAGAATGGCAGAACTGTAGCTGTGGAAATAAAGGACGGGGCTAAGCCCCCAAGCCAGCGCAAGCTATCTGATGGTGAAATCAAGTTCCGAGATAATTGGCAAGGTGAGTATTCACTAGTTATATGCAACGATGATGTTATCAATATGGACAAGGGGTTAAAATGACTTTTCACAGAACAAAAGAAATGACTTGGTATAAAAAGCTAGAATTCTCAAATGATTTACTAGGCACCGAGGTAAGTGTGGTAATCATGTCTGGTGCAAGCTGTCGTGGGTTTGAGGTTGGAGAGGTGTACAAAGGAAAGCTTAAGAGTAAGGTTGACTGGATGGTGGGCTGTCCAGTTTTTGAATGCAAAACAGAAATGCTTGGCCTGGGTTATGAGTGCTATCTTGTTGAAAAAGTTTGACCGGGTTAGCGTATGTAACCCGGCTTTCTTTGTTACCCTTCTAAGGCATCAAGCCTCGCGGATATACCGGCCAATATAAAAATATTCAACTGGTCATATCTGAATCCGTACAAGTCCCCTTTTGCTGTAACTAACTCAGTTTTACCGGTATCAACTCTATCTTTGTATTCGTTTCCTTTATCATCAACCTTGTCAACGTATTCATAAATAGGCTTAAACTCATCCTCCCAAGAATCATGACAGATAAATCCATACTTGAATGGCTCAAGGTTGTTAGACTCCATTATTTCAATAGCTCTTTGGACCGTCATACCGACATGACTACGTGCATCATCACCTTTTGCTTTTACAGAAGATAAGAACTTATAAATACCGATTTCTTTACCTAACTGCTTAGCTGCTGATAATTCATCTTTAGACATTGGTATAACGTCTGTCTTATGTCTAGCGTCTGATGTATTTATTGCGCCAATAGCTGCGAAGACTTCCGACCAGCGCCTAGATGCTAAACCTAAAGGCCTAGTGTTATCATCAGCAGGGTAAGTCGCTTTTAATATAGTATCGCCATCAATAGACACGTCACCTGTAAACGCGTGAGGAGTCGACCCGCCAAGCCTATATCGCTCAGTACCTTGATCACTAAAAGCCATCTCGGCAGCACTAGGCCAGAATATACCATGATTAGTTCCGCCAACTGGAAACAACCAAGGAGCAGCGGCAGACCCAAGCGTTTGAACTTGTACCTTGTCGCTAATAAGATTATCAATCCTTAACGTTTTGTGTTGATCTACGCCAGATAAGTTATAAATAGTTGTGCTAGTTGAGCTATTTGTTCCTGCTGGCGCTATATTGAAGTCACCCTGTATCCAGCAGTCAGTTACGCTTGCATCAATGTTATAACCTTCTGCTGGAGTCATCGCGGTGTTTGGCCCTGACTCATCCATCACACCTCTGAACTGCTGCGTTGATGTCCGAAACTCAAGTCGAATGAACGCCATAATAGGGAATTTTGCTGTAGTATCTTGGAATGATCCATCGATAAACATAGCACTGAAATCGTTTTCTGCTGTAGAACCTTCTAGTCTAGTAGCATCATCCCAGTTAACTCCGTAATTCGTCCCTTCTGCATCAGCTATCAATGGTGCATAAGTATGAATACCAAACTCACCAATACGTCTAAAATAAAGTCGTGATGATATTGTGGCATTTACTGAAGCTGTTAGTAGATACGCCTCTTTCACATCTTCAAAGAGTACATTATCTACGATGTTAAAAAATACAGAGCCGTTTGCGCTAGGGTTTTTATTAAAGTCACCCAGGTTAAGCATCATTAAACCAATGGTATCAGTAGTGCCGAACGTGCCAGAAGTACCAAAAGGGTCATTACCTATAATTCTAAAATTACCGACTCGATTGTATTGTATTGCATCATCATCTGTAACTAGTGCATGTCCTATTTTTACCACACCTTGATCGGCTGCTACGCCTGAATCTAGAGTTATGATAGATGAAAAATCAGTTCCTTGAAAACTACCTCTTTCACCTTTTACCCTGACCGCTGGAGATACAGCGCCTGATATAATAGTATTCTGACTCATTTTCAATCGCTCAAAATCTTCTATTAATAAAGATGCTGAAACGTTATATTTTTTATTTCCAGATAATCTAACTTCTTTTAAAGTTGCTAACGCTAAAGTTATAGCCGCTAAACTGTCAGAGCCATCGCCTTTGGCTCCCCATTGATCTGCAAAAACAACGTCCTTTTCTTCTAGCACTAATGCTAAAGTAGGAACGCCAGTACAAGTTACTATATTTCCTATTGCTGGCTCTCCAACACTAGGGGTTACGCTGGAGAGTAAAACAACCTCCCAATTAGAACCGCCATCATTACCCGTTGTTCTCTCTTTTATTTTTACAGTATCACCACCATTTTCAGCAGTAAGCCCTTCATCTTCAATAGCTAAAGCTAGTGTGTCGAAGTTTTTAACGAATGCACTTTCAGACGTTAAGACAAATGACGTTACCGGGTCGCCTTCCCATTTCTGTACGTCGTCCTTATCCTTAAGGATAACTTTAAACGTTCCGCTGAAAAATATGTCAGGGAAAACACCTTTTGCATCTGCAATAACTGGATTGCTGTTGGCCGTGGTGCCGTCAGGACAGTTAAACGTGTCTTTTGGCACGCCGGTGCCTGTATCGAAAAAGAACAGCTTGGCGCCGTCACTTGGCTTTATTCCGCTGCCAACGTCTGCAAAGGGTAAAACGAATCTTGATAAAGCCATTATTGTTGTTCCTTGTCTAAGTCTCTAATTTCTAAGAATGCCAATGCTTTAGCGGCTTTGACTAGTTGTGATCTGTTCATTTTCGGGTTGTCTGCTTTTAGCCTAGTTATCTTAGTGTTAACTATTCCGTCTAAGGTTTTATTTCGCGCCGCTATGTCCTTGCCTTTTTTTGCTGTCTCAACGGCTAATGAACCAAAGTTAAACTGGCCAAACCCGGCAACATTCCCTAATCGCTCAGTGATATTAAGCAACCGGTTAAAAGTGCCGCTTGGGTTTGTTGTTCCTGGCGGTGGGATGGTTGCCGTACCAATAACTTTTTGCAGTTGCATTAATTCAGAAAATTGTTTGCGGCCTAATAATTCCTTTAGCGCTTCTGGTCTGAATTTCTTAATTGCAGAATTTAACCTTGCGCCTGATATTTCTAACGTGTCCTTGTTTATAGCCTGGGCCAGTATTTCACCAACTGATTCAGCCTGTATTGATCGCCAAGCGCTTTTAGATTGCTCAGTAGGATTGGTTAGTAATATCTGTTTAACCTTGCGTATATTAGTTATAGCCTTGTCACCTTTAGCAATCTTGCTTATGACTGTTTCAGGATCAACAACCGCCGTCCTTGTTCCTTTCTTAAAGCCAACCAGGTCTTGAACAACGTCTTTAGCGCTAAAGGTTGTTTTCTGCTGCGCCGCTGCTTGCCTGGCTGTTTTGAACGCTGTTGTTCTTCCGGTTTCTGCGCCCTGCTCGATAACCTTTAAAACCTGATCATCAAGTTCACCTACGACAATTTTCGCACTGCCTGTTTGATCTGCACCTACCGCCTTGTTCAAGGCCTTTCTAAACTCTTCGGCGTTGGACAAGGTTAGTGGGGTAACATCACCGGTAATAGTTATCGTTTGATCGCCATCTAAAACCTTGAATTTGTTGCGGGTAGACTTTTCTACAGAATCACCAATCAGCCCAAACTTGGCAAGCGCAGTGTTAATGGACTTTTCAACTTCTGGCGTTATTGGCCGGTTAACAATTATATCGTCGGCAATTTCAACTATTGAATCATTATTGAGTGGCACCGCTTCGCCTGCCGTTTCCGCTGCCTCCGTGTATAGCGCTGAAACTTCTTTGCGGCCTAACTCTTGAGTTGTACGTAATGCTGATTGTATTGATTCGCCTTTATCGCGCGCGGTAATGTCGGCAACTTCGCCTTGTGCCTGTTTTAGTCTGGCAGAACCACCAAACTGTTCGGTGAATGCCTCGGCAGCACCTTTTAACTGCTCTTGCTGTTGGTCAATAAATTGACGCGCTTGCTCGCCTTCTGGTGATAAAGACTTTAATAGTGTTTGCTCTGCTTCTGCCGGGCCAAACTGTTGTAAAGCTTGCGCCCTGGTAAGTTGTACACCTTGTTGCTCTGCCTGTCTGATACTAGCCAATGCTGCCGGTGTTAAACCCGCCTGTGTTGCTTTCTGTAATGTCGCTCCGGTTTCTGATGGCTTTGGCTGTTTAGCTCCGAACTGTTTACTTACTGTACCTTGTGATTCAAAGCTTTTAAGTATCAAATCAGGGTCAATGCTTGCATCCTTTTTCAATACATCACGAATGCCCCTCCCTGTAGCTTTGGCAATATCAAAGGCTTTATCAAGCAAGCCTGCCGTTACTGTATCAATGGCAACCTGTGAAAAATCAAATTCTCCACCAGAAAGAGCCTGTAGCGCTTCAATTCCCGCGCTAGTGGCACCAGCCGCCACGCCAGTTTTAACGGCACCAGCAATACGCCCAGCAGGAGTAAACGCCGCAGCAATACCAAGACCTTGTAAAATATCTAATTGGCTAACACCAGGCTGATTTAATACAACCCTAACGCCGGTCTTGTTGTTGTTAGCGATCAAGTTTCCTTTTTCATCAGATGTTATGCCAATATTTTCAAAGTTGCTCGATAGTATTTGGCCTAACTCGTTTGGATCGGTTGCCGATAACAAAGCCGGTGTTATTGCTTTGCCTATGGTTTCGTCTTCACCAGATAGCAAACCGCCCTGGCCAAGCTCTGGCAATTCCTGCGTTGCTCTGGTTTGTCTATCGCTGCCAGTGAAAAACTCGCCAATAGAATCTAATATACCTGGCTCTGCTACTGACTGCTGTTGCTGAGGAGCCCCACCAGCACTAGGTACGCCCAAACCACCGCTATCAATACCAGCATTTTGCACCTCTCTTGATTCAAGTTCACGTAATCGCTTTATTTTCCTAAGTCGATCTAGCTCTTGTCTTTCATCGGCCATTATTGTTGTCCTAGCTCTGCGCGAAGTTGCGCTAACTCTGATTGCTCTGCCTTGCTTAGTGCGCCGGTATTACTTTTATTCTGAACATCAAAAACCCCTTTAGATTGATTTCTAAGGTTTTCAAAAGTTCTTTTCCGCCCTAATGATTTTTGTTTTAGCACTGCTGGCTTATCACCAACTTGCGGGAAAAACTTTTTGTCTTCGTTTGCGAATTCATCTTTCCCTATGGCTGCGCCAGACTCTTTGCGTAAGATGGCAGTGATAAAATCACGCTTTGATTGGGCGTACCTTTGTTCGTTTTCTGATAACGCCAGATTACCACCCGGTAAAGCCTCGAAAATAGCTGTTTGTATTGAAGTCGGATCAAAGCCCGGTGTATTTTCTAATGCAGTTAAATTTTCATTAGCTGATTGAACTCGGACGGCAAAGCTAGCTGATGCCAACTGGCCTTCATTGGCCTTATTTAAAATTTGCTGATCACTTGGCTTTAATGATGGGTCAGTCCTTGATCCTTGAGTTATTTCTCTTGCTCTTGCTTGTCCTTGTGGTGTAAATGGATCTAAACCTTCAGCCGCTACTTTTTGCTGTAGAGAGCTTAGATTTTTAACCGGCGCTGCTTTAATTATACCCTGCCTTTCACCTTGAGATATGATGTTGTCGATACCCTGATTAAGTTCTGCAAAATTACCTTGTTGCGCAAGCAATATCCCGGCGTCTGTATCTGCTGAATCAGCGCCAGGTGCCAACCCTGCTTTTTGCTGCAATAGTGCATCAAGTTTTTGTGCGTCTGGAATGTCTTTTAATCGCAAAGCTGAGTTAACAAAAGATAAATTCTTTTGTTCGTCAGAGCGCTGATCAATCTGTTGCTGTAAAGCTTGTTGTTGCAACCCGCCAGTTGTTAATTGCTGTTGCTGTCGTTGTAATGCCAATTGATTCTGCTGTGCTTGCATAGGCGCTTGTTGTTCCTGCTGCCTTAACTGCAATCCTCGCTGTATCGCGGCTGGTACATCTATCGTTAAACCGTTAGCCATTTTATTGTCCTTATCGTGGTGGAAAGTTGGCGAATGGGTTTGTTATCGCTGGCGGTGGTGGCTGAGGTGAAAATAATCCGCTAGCCGCCGCGCCCGTAAATACACCACCAAGACCTGATTGTAGCGCTTGATTCTGTCCGGCTATGCCTGATGCCCTGGCTTGACCGCCCTGTATGGCAAGGTTTCCAATGTTTGCCGCTGACGCCTGCCCGAACTGGCCTTGTCTTGCCGCTGTATTGATTGCGCCAGAACCAGTTAACTGACCCGCTGTAAATTGCGTTTGACCAAGATTTGCACCGGTAGTTAATGCGCCTTGCCCGATGTTTGTTGCCGCTGCTTGGCCACCGGTTCTTAAATCTCCCAATTGAGCAAATCTAGTATTGAAGTTTTGCGCGTTGAACCCAGCCCTTAACCTTTCAAGCTCTGCCTTTACTCCGCCACCGCCAAGGTTTCCAGTTGCACCGGCAGTACGTAACGCTCTTTTTTCCTCTTGCTCTCTTGCGAACTTTCCGCCTGCCGTTTCCACTCTTGATAGTGCCTGACCTTGCTCTTCTGCTGTGCCTGTCTGACCAAGCAATAGTTGCTGTTGCTCTAAAGCGCTAACACCAGCCCTAGAAAATGGCTGCAGCTCTCTGCGCTGTATGCCAAGCCCTTCACGAAGTGCGGCAGTACTTCCGACTCTGCCTCTTTCGATTGCTAGCCTGTTAGCTTCTTCAGCTGCAGTTAGTTGTCCCGTGGTTATATCAAACTGCCTGCGAGTCTCTGCCGTTGCAGTGTCAACGCCTGCTTGCTGTGCTGCCGCTTGCTGCCCTGCCGCCCTAGAACCTAGCACACCAGATACGATAGACCCGCCAATTATTGCTGCGCCTATTCCCATAATTTCACCTCAAAATAAACGTTTTCTGAATCTCGTTTGTATTCTTTCATTCCGATCTTTCTGGCCAGGTTTGCGATCTTACCTTCTGGCCCGTTACTTATGATTCTTTCGGCGCCATAACTAAACAGAAACTTCAACACTTCTTTAGACAGCATTCTGCATTTTATAATGCTGTCTTTCTTGCATGCTATATGCACTTCGCAAGTTTTATTTTTATTCATCCAAAATACAAACATCATTTTTTTACGGTCTTGCTCTACAATCCACGGTTGATAAATTAACCTCTCTGTTTTCAATCCTATTCTGCCAGCGTTTTGAGGCTCATTTAATATTTCTATTGCCTCATCTTGCGAGCAAAGGCGTATCATACAAATTCAATTCCAGATCCACGAACTGCAATAGATGAAACTGCCGACGCCAAAGCTTGAATAGTGCCGCCTGCAGGAACTAATTGGTTAATGATTGCAATTGGCGAGTCATCCTCACCAGCATCTAGGCCAAATGCTTTAACTAGTCTGTTTGTTGCGTCTGCTGATCCGCCGCTAGGCACAATGTGCAAGTTAAACGTTTGAGGCGCGGCGTTATCGTTGGTTAATGCAAAGGCTACAACCCTCGTTCCTTTACCGTTAACTGGTGCCGTGTAAAGTGTTGATATGGATGTACCAAGTACAACCCCGTCAACCAATGTTTTATTTGTTGCTGCCATTTTTTAAACCTTAACTTTTTGTTAAAAATAACACGAAACAGCTTGAATTTATATTAAGCTATTAGGCCGTGAGCTCTTGCTCTTGCTAGTAATGCATTCAATTGAGATGTTGCAGATCCTAGCGTGCCATCAGCATCAGTTACGGCTGCGCCTTGGTTGCTAACTACTTGTGTGCCGTCCACGGAATAAGCACCGGATGTATTTACATTTGTTAATGTTCCAACCGACGTTAGGCTTGATGCCGTTACGCCTGCGCCTAAAGTGGTACTACTCAAAACAACACTACCATTTATTTTGTATGTACTAAAAGCCAGCAGGTCAATCCCTGCACTATCCCATGTTCCCGATGCTGCTGTGAAGGTGCCTGAGACTGATGCTGTAGTAATCACCGCTGATTTAATGGTTAGTTTATCGTATTTTGTTTTGTAAAACGGTGCTTTAGTATCGTTGCTTAATTCGTCTAATCTTTTATTTAATGCGCTGATTTGTGCGCTAATGTTTGTTACGCTTTCAAGTTGTTCAATGCGTTTTTTTAGCCTCTGAACCTCTGCGTTATTATTTGGAGATAAGTCGTTTTGTAGCTCTTTAACCGCTTTGTTTATAGATGATATTGCACCTACCGACAAATTAACACTAGACGGATCGGCTTCGTTTGCTGCTGTGGACTCATTGACCTGTGATGCTACCTGCTCTAGGTATTCCAAAAACCTCAAAAGACCAACGCCACCTTGTGTAAGTGTTTCGCTTCTGCGTGGCGGTATAATATCAGCCATTATTGAACGCCCACCTCAGCAGTTGCAGCAAGCCTTAGCAAATTGGCCTTAACCGGATCAGTGATCGTATTTCTTATCGTGCGCGATACTGGTATGCGGCCTTGTCTGTGCCATATTGCCCTATGCTCGTACTTGCCTATCTTACCGATTGACCTACTAAACTCTGAAGAAAAAGTACGTGCACCATCGTCTGAAAAATCCATCCTGACTTTTGGATCTGCGCCTTGGCCAGTTGTGGTGCCAACGCCTGACTCATAGGTCGCTTCAAATTCTCCGGCAAATATTGGCAAGCCTTCCTGACTAAATGGCTGGCTTGACCATGTTCTAAACATTATCTCGCCATAATTATCAACGGTATTGCTATCTATCTCGCCAATGATACCTGTTGTTAAATCGCTAACTAACAACTTACCGTAAGCTTGCACGATAGCAGCAACAGCCCATCGATTGCCGGTAATGCTAACGCCTTCCTGTAGCTCAAACCATACCTTAACGCCACTTAGAGCTGATGCAGTGGCATTGTAAACGAATGTGCGTGAAGGAATGCGATCAGACTCAAACGTGAATATGGCGAAGAATTGCCCATGCTCTGCGTAAGTCATGGCGAAGCTGCTTTCTATCTCTTGCGTGTTGAATTTCTGTATTGCATTATCAATTGCATCGGTTGATATTTTAGATGCGCTGGCGCTACTGGTTACTTTCCAAATTGCTGATTGTTCATTTAAACCACCACCAACAAAGCAGAATGAGTTATCAAACTCGACCAGTGAAAACTTAGCGTGGCAGCCCTTTTGTATGTTTGCGCCTTCAATTCTCTGGAATGAGAATTCTAAAGAATTGGTGCTTTGGAATAATTCAAATGTAAGTGAACCAGCAACAAATAATTCATTGTGATTTACGTGAGTGGTCACTATTCGATCAGGGTTTATCTCTGCCGTGCCAAAATCCAACGCGTTAATCGAAAAAGGGTTATTTAGCTCAGAATGAAATACTACGGTTCCGTCTGATGATGTAAACACAAAGAAACCAGCCTTAAATGACACCGTGTCGGATGTTATAAAATCAGGATCTGTTATCTGCGTTATTGTGTTGGCCTGGTTATCAAACACAAAAGCGTTACTGCCCGGTATAACGATAACCAAGAATTTACCGTTGTTTGCTATCGACACGCGACCACTGCCCGGTATTGCTCCGTGGTTTGTTATAACCCCGGTAACTGATACGGAAACAAGGCTATTGCCATTAACAAAATACGGTATGCCTTTCATCTCCTGACCACCGCGACCACCAGGCACCAAAGAATCAGCAAATTGCTTTAACCCGGCAACCTGAAATAGGGCCCGGTTATTAAGTGCCGCTCCTTCTGGTATTAACGGGATCATGTTTACGCACCGGTTAGCAGCAAAAGGGCGGCTTGGCGATTGGTAAAAACCTAAAGGGATTGGGATCGGGGTTCTAGGCATTAGTTAAAGTCCGGTTGTAAATTCAAGCTTGTCATTTCTTCATCCCAACCTAGCAAGTCATCCAAAAATTGCGCGGCGTCATCCCTTATCAATTGAATCTTGGCTGGTGGCGCATTATAATCACTCGACAGCCTTGATGCTAAGTTGTAAATAATCGCTTCAAGCCATTCAACAGGAAAGTCCAAGGTATCGTCGCTAATCAATATATCCTCTAACTGGCGTTCAAATGTAAACAATAGTAAATCGTTAACGTTGCTTGCTGTTTGCCATACGTACATACGGCCATTGTTTAATTGTGGCGAGTAATAGCAATTTACCACTGTGCCCTGTGAGTTTTTATTGACTTGGTTAAAATACTCTTGTCTGCTCCAAGTGATTACCGGGATCTCATTGTCCTGAGCGAATGTTTTTCGTCTGCATGACAATGTTCTTTGTGGTCTTTCAATCAAGTTGGTGAATTTAAATACTGTACTGTCGATCTTTGATGCAGATGGCAACCCGTCATTGACTGTTATTTGCGTTGCGCTATCTACGCTAAATATTGTTGTCCAGTGCCTGGTGTTGTCATCGAGTTCAATTCCTACGGTGTCAAACTGAGCCATGTTTGCGGTAGATACGACTTGTATAATTACGTCAGTTGCCACTTGTGCAGTTGTTGTTGTGGTACTTATAAAGTCATCGGCGCGGCATGCTTCGTCACCAGTCGGACCTAAGTTGTAATTTGTTTTACCAGCATCAAGAAATAAAACACCTTCATCTTTAGCCCATAAATGCAAACCTTGCGCAGCCCATGACTTGATCATTAGGTTTAAAGCGTCAAGGCCATCTTGAATTTGCTCCGCCTGCAATTCTTGTTCAGCAATCTTAACGCCTATTTTACCAAAGGCCTTGTTGATAACCGTTGTTGCGCCCATGGTGAACGATGTAGTGCCGCTTGTAGCCATTATAAATCGTCCTGTGTGATTTGTGCAGGGAACTGATCATCAGGTCGCAACCTAACGTTTGTTACTGACTGATCGTCTTCGCGCGCTTTGATCTTTAACTGAGGGTGCGCAGGGTTCCATTCAGATATATGAACAAGTAAACCGGCCTGTTCACCGGTCAACTTTCGCATTTCTGATGCGGGGAATTTAAAGCCTGATATGTCGCTGATTACCCAGTGATCGCCAAGAATTAAGTTTTTCCTGCGGTTATGATTGCCCACTTTATCTAACCCTTAGTATTGCTGATGAGCAAACCAAGTTGACAGAGTCTGTGTTATTTTCCAAAAAAATCTCTAAAAAGTCATTTTCAGTTACAGTTAATTGCCACAATACACTTGTTGCTTTTGGGTCATTGGCACTTACTTTGTTAGTTTTTCCACTATTGGCTATGATCGTACCATTTAATGACAAATAGATTGTTATGTCTTTATTTGTCCCGCTTGCAGCCTCTATGGTCGTCGTAATGTCAACAGGCACTACAATGTCACGCTCACCATTAAAAGTTATCCGGCCAGTAGTACCTCCTGAAAAGAAAGATTCTCTTTCAATTATCCAAGTACCGGTAACTTTAACCGGCGTGTCAACCATAGCAATTGATGTTTCTGTAGTATTGCTATTAAGTGACAACATAGCGTCTGGCATTGTGTCTTGTATGTCATCGTTGTTTTGAAAGTTCCACCTTATATCGTCGATAGTTATACCCACTAAAGGCGTTCCCGCCCCAAATATTCTAGTCCCTGTAATTGAGCCTATATTACCAGAAGTTATATTGGCAGAATTAGCCGCACCAGATAGCATGGTTGTTCCGGGCGCAACCGTTACAAACGAGCTAGATAAATCAACTGCGTCAAAAGTTGCAGTGCCTAAATCTAACAATACACCACCATTTAAATTAACGAGATCCGTTTGACCTGTAAATACGCCATGAGATCCCGTAAATAGTATACCGTTTGTTTTTATATCGTTAAAAGCAACGTTTGAAAGTTGAGTCGCAGCAAGATCACCTAATACCCCAATAATATCACAAGAATCAACGGTGCAATCTACCATCTGAAATACGCTAGGAGTTACAGGGCTAGTTGAACTAAATAATGATCCATTAGGGCAGTCAAGGGTAAGTTTTGTTATCTTATTATTGGTGTCTACCGCTGTGAACATAATTCCTGTTCCGGTATATGTTAGCGATGAAGTTGAAGAGTCAAGACCAGCCACTACAGTGTCTTGCTGTAAAACAAACCTGTCAGTACCTACATTTAAATCATCCCCGATAAGGTAAAATGTAGATGCATCTAATGTTCTAAACCCACCAGATGCCGTCGGAAATTCACTAACGAAGTTAATTAGCTTTTCGTTTGTTGGTCTTGCCCCGGCACTTGGATCTAATATGGATACTGTACCCATTTTATCTACCTCCCGCCTGTAGTATTGTCAATGTAACACTACCAGACGTAAATGCAGTAACGTTCAAGCGAATTGCCGCAACTGGAAAGGCTATATTGCCATTATCATTTGCCACAAGGCTTGTTAGTCCGTCAGTGTTAAACCAAGTAGGCGTAACGCTCGGATCTTGAATGTCGTCAAAAGTGTGCTGTACGGAATACGTTAACGTACCACTAACAACAACGCCCATACCAATTTTAAAGTCGTTTTCACGCCAATCTACAGGTAGTGCCGCACCTGAAGCCTGAGATGCTAACGTTTGAGTTATTCTGCGCATGATTACGCCTCCTTAGCCCAAACTCCACGAGCATCAACAACCTGCCATGCAACTGTGCCATTAAGGCTAGCCAGCGTTACATAATCTCCTTTTTTAGACGTTGCCTTAGTGTTGATCAGGTCTTTGTCGTCGGTATTGCTGCCTACGTAGTTGATTCCGTCTGCGGCTGCGGGGCTAACGCTAAATTCTGCCGTGCCGTCTTCGGCCATGTTGACAAATGTTATTGTGTTACCAGTGCCGATAGCCGGAATAGATGCAACAAAACCATCCAGGGTTGACGCAATGGTCTTGCCTGAATCATCATCAATAATGACCGTGTAGTTTGCTGTTTTGATTTCTGCGTTGATATCCACTAAGAATGTGGCGAAGCCGTTAGGCATTACAGTTAAACGAAGTTTAGAAAGTTCTGACATTTTATACTCCAAAGCGCTGCCACTGATTCAAACAGTGATTGACCCATCAGGAACGCAATTATAGGATTAAGGGACCGAAGCCCCTAGTTTATTTATACACCAGCTGAAGCATAGCAGCCGCGAGCATCAGACCAACCGAACGCATAACGTTCTTCAGCCTTAAATCGTGCGTTACTTGTGCCAAAGTCCATATCTTGCTGGAACTCAACTCCCTGACGGGTGAAGTATTTCATACCATCCGGCGCGTTGGTCTTAATAAACCATGCAGTATTCGAGGTTAAGTAGTTATTAACCATATGACCAGCAGGTAGCATACCAGTGGCGCGCACGGCGTTGATCGCGTTGTTGCCGGTGTCGTTTTGCAATACAGAGTTTAAAATTCTCTCCGCTTCAAAACCAAGCTTAGGCGGAACAATTAGACGTTCGCCACGCAAAGCTATGCGCAATCCGCGAGGATCTGTTGCTTCATTGATTTGGATAAGCAAATCTTCAAGCGATGCTTCTGATAGTGCGGCCGGTGTTGCAAGCTCGTTACTAAACGTCGTAGAATCCGATGGTCCATTAACGTGTAACTCAGAGAATAACTCAACACCATCACCGCCGGTCATCAAGAAAGCAGGGTTAAAGCCGCGGTTGTAAATGTTAGCGCCAACATTTTCTTTTGTTTGCTGCATTGAAAACGCTAAGGCTAATGCTCGCTTATCAAACAAGTGATACAAGTTATCGGCCATTGCCTCTTTGGTTACAATAAAGCCTTTTGCGTAGGTCAGATTAAGGAACTTAGGACTAAAGCCCGCTTGTTGCGAGTCATACGCAACGCCAGAACCCTCTTTCTTTTCCGGTGCCAGACCGAAACCTTCAAATTGCTGATCTTGCTCGAATGCTTTTTTTGACTGCTCTGTATTATAAAGCATATTCCATTGTGTTTGATGCGATTGATAGCCGCGACCAAATACTTTATTTACACCCTCTTGTAATAGGGGTGAGATGTTGCCAGTTGTAATTACGCCGGTCATATTATACCCCTACTGTGTCGTTGGTTGATTCGTTGATTCGACAAATTAGCGTGGTGCCAATAGCTGCCGGGAATGTTAATACATCGGAGTTTTTAACCCCTACAATGCGAATTTGATCTGTACCGCTAATTGACGCACCGGCTGCATTGATTGTCATGTTTGAGTTGACCAGGCTACCTGATGCAGATGCGGCAGTTGCTAAGATGGGAAGGTTGCCACCAACATCAGTTAGCGCAAATGTGCCGCCTGAAGTTTCGGCTTCAAGTAACATGTCTTTATCAACAGCAACTTTAATAGTGCCAGCAGTTAAAGCAGGCAAGCCTTTTTGATCAAGGTTGGTCATATCAAAATCAACACTAACAATAATGCCGGTAATCAAACCACCAGCGCTTGCTGCGTCAACTTCAGATAATCCAGTTGCAGCATCTAAGTTACCAGTTTCAACAACTAGATCGTTTACTGCCAGGAGTGTTGCGTGTGCTGCGTCTACAGCGTAAGTTTCAATCTTACCTGTATATGAGTGACCTGATCGGTCTTGGAATAGGCGGAATCCACCAGACATAGTATTCTCCAAAAATTAAAAAGTATAAGCAAAGCCCGTTAAGGCGTTAGTTTTACAAATCAATTAGGAGTTACTTTCCTGGGAATGATTTGGGGCAGGCTTTTACATCTATAAAAACGGCCACTTACCAGTTGTCTTAATTGTTTTGCGGTCAATATCACCACTTCTATAGTGTAAATTGACCGCTATTTAGTTAACTTTACCACAAATTGTTTAATTTGGCTAAACAATATCTCTTTCGCGCTGCATTACATTCTGACTGCCATCGGGTACATACTCTTCTTCACCGAGCGTGTGCGCCTGCTTTGTTGTCGCGTCTTGGTTTAGTTTTTGCTGCTTGGCCATATCTTCGTTGTGATATTTTTCTTCTATGCACATTAAGTAGTGAGTTTCGCCGCCACCAGCAGGTACAGTAACCTCCTTACCTCCATCTAAAACCTTTTCATACCAGGCTGCCTCCATCTGCTGGATCATTCCTTTTCTATCTAAGGCCCAGTAGTAAAAGTAACCTTCTTTTTTCAGGTGGACGGGTACTTGAAGTTTATTACCGGCGCTCAATGGCACTCTGGCCGGGCGCTCTGTGTTTTTGTGTGCTTTATTACTTCTATTATCGTTCATTATGTTACCCTCGTATCAGCAACAGTTTGTAAGAATTCGGCTTCGTTTTTAAACATATGCCCGATATGACCGTATTGTTCTCTCTCGTCATTTGTCAGGTCTCCCATTGTTAACCCTTTGCTTTTTCTGGCCGAGCGTCTTGTGTTATTTTCAATGGTGTTTTTCTGGTTGCGCCGAGGGTTGTCGATATTTGACGGGTATAGTCGTTCTATTCTTTCATCTATGTGCGCCAGGGTTTGCGCTACGCTTGCGGTAGGGTTTTTATTAATGTAGGAATTCCAGACCCCTACGGCAACCTCGCCACGCTCATCACTCATATCATTGAACCATGAGTTTTTTGCTTCCCACGCTACTATCGCCGGGTCTTTCCCTGGTTGGTCTGCTGGTTTATCTTCTGTTTCTGGTTTCGCCTGAAGCTCTTCAATCTCACCCTGTAACTGGTCGTGAGCATCGGCATCAGAAGTCAAAACAGCTTCACGTTGCTGTGATTTTAATGACTTGATCTTGGCTTCAGTTTGAGCTTTATTAAGTTTGTTTAGGTTTTCAATGCGATGATCAAATGACTTTTGCTGACTAGATATCTGCCCCTTAAGATCATTCATCTGTGTCATCCATTCACCGTCACGAACGTATTCTTTGGCAGTCTTCCAGTTTTCAGAAGGTCCATTGAATTCATCTTCAGGGCGCCAACCTTGATCGAATGCCTTTTGCTCCATGGATGATAGTTGTAGCGCTTTTTCTTGATTATCTTCCTGCTCTTGCCCTTGATCGGCTAAATCTTGTATGTCTATATCTTGATCATCGTTTTCTTGATCAGCATTGCTTTGTTGATCGGCCATTTACTTATCCTCACTTGTGATGTATTGATTAACAGCTTGCTCACTGATAACCCCAATTATGTCATCGTCATTAACATATCGCAGACCGCCGAATTTTTCGTTATAGTCTACCATCCTTGTTTTTTTACCGTCGTACCTCCCGCTTAATTCAACGATATCACCTACTTTTACACCCCATTCTTCAGGGCCTCTGCAATTAGCGAAACCTTTATAGGCTATTGGTCCGAATGCTAGTATCTTAGCGATGGCACCAGCTCCCTTTTCGCGCTTTTCTTCGTTTCCTGTCATGAGTGCAATACCACCAGCAGACATAACATGTACCTCGACCTGCTCAACTAGAACAAAGTGGCCTAATGGTTTGGTTGGTGTTGGAAATAAGTTAAGTCCGGCATCTAAAGCGAACTCATGGATCGATTTTAGCATTTCTTTACCCGCTTCATCGGTCTTTAAAAGCCGGTTTTTTGGTGTTTCGTTATCTCCATTCATAACAGCCGCTCGATCTTTTGTAAGTTTTTCAATATTAGCTATAGCATCATTTGGGTTCATTCTGAAGCCTCCAAAAGCAATTCGTAAGCCTCTTTCAGAGAGTTAGCACCGTCCTTTACACCTTGAACCCTGGCCGTTTCCATTGCCGTTTCATCAGCAGTTGGCCTTAAGGTTGATTCGTTAGATAAGTCTACTAACTGCTCGTTAATATCCTTAAATATCGCTATTGTTACAGGGTGGCTATTCCAATCCTGTAGATCCTGCTTGGTTAATAATGACATTACTTATCATCCTTTTTTTTATTGCGGCATGAGTTTGCTAAACATACCTGAACAGGCTGATTGAATACAGCCACTACATCGCCAACACCTAAATCGTCGGAATATAAAGTTACAACCCCTTTATTGTTGCATTGCATGTAATCAGCTTGAACATTCCTGTGTCCGCCTCTACTGTTGATTACCTTGTATAGATTTTTGCTCATTATTCAGCTCCTGTGGCTGTTGTAATTCCCGCAATACCTGCTGGTTTTGCAGTTCTTTATTATCTAAATCCAACTCCGCTGTGTAATCGGAAATAGAATTGTTTACTTCTTCTGTCTCGGCTTTTTCGAGATTTAATATTGTAGCAGATTTGTTCTTGTCTATCTCGCTTTCTTCCTTGTTGAGCTTGCTCTCTGTCTCGGCGTCTTTCCTATTCTCTTCGCGATCTAATGCGTCAGTCTGTGCTTGTGCTATTAAGTCGTTTCGCTCAACCTCACCGCTGATTAACTCGGCCAGCTCTGGATTCTCAGCAATCAATCGCTGCAATCGTTGCTGCGGATCTTCTTCTGGGAATATCTCATCAACGTTTTGTGCCCCGACTGACTCATAGAAGTTTTTAACAATAACTCGAGCATCACCGCCAACCTGGGCCACTCGGTCAACCTGTGATAGCTCAACCTCGGCCTGCTGAATGCGTTGAATCTTGCTTGATATCTCAGGGTTAGCAACAGGCGTTATGTTCATTCGTCGTAAATCAAAGTCAGTCTCAAAATTAGCCTCTGAATCGTCTAAAATTTCTTGGTATTCTTGAGGGTCTAAAAACTTAGAGTTTAGAATGAATAGCTTTTTAAACTCGGAAGTCATTGCCCGGTAAATTCTAAGGATTATTGCACCGGCTGATTGCTGCTGCTCCTGAACTAATGCGAGGGTTGTAGTAGCTGGTGCGTTGGCGCCTAATGCCTGGGTTAAGTCCGCAGATGCGGAAAGCTCTTGTGATGAGCTAATCATGAATTGCATTAATGAGAATAACGTGGCGCTCGGCTCTTTAACTGGCAAAGGTACAATCCCATTATGCAGGTCTTGCGCTGATATTCCTGTTTGCTTCCATTCTCCAGGCTTAAAGGATGAATTGCCCATCTTGCGTCTAAAGCCTTTGGCCAACCAACCTCCCTGCCTGTTTGCCAATGTACCAGCATCAACCAGTTGGTTAGTTGTGGCGTTTATGCCGGAAGTTAGCGCGCCCAATATGTAATAGTAACCAACATCTAAGAATCCACCCTCAGGATCGCGAAGAAAGCCGTATTTGGTGATGTTACTAGTCGGGGTTATTCTGACTACTTCACGGTTGCCACTGGTACTTGGTAAACCTTCATCGGTTAGTAAGTCGGATAACTTAGCAGATCGTTGATTGCTTTCGTCTTTGATCAATACGTCTTCAGGTTCAAATCGAGGCGTTATACGAACAACTTGCTGTGATGATTTGACGATTGTGAATATATATGGTTCTTCGTACCCGTCACCATCTAAATCAAAATAACCGTATTGCTCGATGAATGTCGTGTCTTTGTCTGCTTCGGCTTGTGATGATTCGTCGCTATCATCTGAATCACTATTAAAGCTTATTTCTACATCTGACCACACACCCTGATTTTGCCGCTCTAATATTTCGTTTTTAGAAAGCTCAAATTCTTCGCTGAACCTTCTTAGTCGGGAAATGCTTTTAGCCTTGTTATTAACAACAAAATCAGGATAGCAAATTACATTTGAAACTGGACGACCTAACCGGTGATCAAAGAATGTTTTCTTAAACTCGCAACCTTCATACGGTAACTGGTATAAAAGCCCTTCATGTTCGTCGCGCCATTCTTCCATCTCAACGTTGAGTTGATAGTTAGAATATTCAGCAACGCGATCTGCTTGTTCTGCTTTATCGCCTGCCTTGTCCTTGCCAATAACTGCAGTCTTGACAATATCTTCTTGCCTTAGTAGCTCAGTCGATGCCCGGTCACTAAATTTAAGCGCGGCCTGGGTGAGTGTAGGAGACTTAAAGTTGCTTGACCCTTCCC